ATCTGGCGTAAACGTTACATCGTACAACGCCACACTTGTTGGCGTTCCCGTAATGCTTGACGTTGTTACAATCACAGTTGTGTTTGGCGCGGTATACGATGAACTAATGACTGTAGTTGCCGTGGTAATATCATTGTCAAATATAACTTCCATACTTGCCGGAAACGCTGCAGTAACATCGGTTGCTACAACAAACTGGCTAACGGTGTTTGATACTAAAGTAAACGGCGCATAACCAGGTAAAATATTTACAGTGAGCGGACCACTACCAACTCCAAACGTGGTGCCCGTTGTAAATGCCTCTAGTCCATACTGGTTACCAACAAAAATATAGTTGACACCATTATATGAATTGGCTATTAGCCCTCGGGGTATGCCAGTGAAAGTAGAAAACAACTGCCTGTAGCCACCCATTTTCTTAGGCACACCACGCTGAAAACGGCACCACTCCCCGTCACTAAACTCCCTTGACTCGAATACTGTGCCGTCTCGTTTTATACCTGGCTGCACACCAAGCGTGTAGACCAGATTATACTGATCTGGTAGCTTGTTTTCTCCAGCCATCAGAACGTCCCGCCACCAATTAGTCCTGCGTTAAATGTTGCTGGTGTTGATACCTGAGGATCTAGCACGTTGGTGTTATCAAGCTCTAACATCATTGTTGAATTTGCCGACAGTCCTAAAACGCCGACACCTTGTAAATACATGCCAGTATTGTTATCATTAATAAATGAAAAAGAGGGTCCCCCAGCAGATCCGTTAACAGCAAAAAATGTTGTTACGTTAGTCTGACTAATAACATATAAAAAGTTACCGTCACTTAATACGATAGCAACAGATCCATCAGCTAAGTCAATTGGTGTTTGTATACTTCCAGATATTTGAAAGGTGACATTGTATCCAGGCTGTCCGGTGTTATTTGTTAAAATGTATAGTTGCGTTGTCGCGGGCAATATAACGTTTAAGTCAACGGCTCGTGTGCCAGACAATGCTACGTACGTTTGGATAATTGGCGCAAACGACACCAAGCTAAACGTGTTGGGGATAATTGAATCTACGTCGTACGTTGCCGAGGTAAATGTTACGTTAGATGGTATGGCTAATCCAACAGTAAAAAAATCGCCAGTAGATTGTTGGAATATGATAAAACCAGACTCGCCAGGGTTTACATCCAAATTAGCGTTGCCGTTAATTACCGATGTACCCTGCGGCGTAAATGTCAATGTGCCGGTTCCAGCGTTTCTAAACGCAATAAACCAACCCGCACTTAAACTTGCGGCGGTTGGTAGTGTGACACTGTTGTTTCCAGAAATCCAAAGAAATGTACTAGCACGACTGGCGTCAGTAATTGTGGGCGGTGATGATATCTCAACAATGTTTTGTGTGGCGTTTAATTTACCTGCCAACGCAACTAAACCAGCACCAGCCAATGACGCGGCATCGGCCGAAGATGTGCCGGCACCAAATTCTACGTTTTGCCAAACACCGGCCTCGGTTGTATTATCTGATAGATAGAAGTATTTTGACTTGCCAACCTCAACTAAAACAGATCCGGTGCCGTCAAAATCTTCTACAGTAAAATCATCCGCGCCTAAATTACGAATAAGGATGTCAGTGCCTAGTGAGCCTTGGTTTGCTGCCGGTAACGAGATAACTAAATTGGAGGTGGACGGAGTGGCGTCGATAATACGCGCGGCGGGTACCTGCTGTGGATTTACAACCGAAGGCCAAAAAAGCTCTACGTTAGCGCTAAAGTTAAGCTCGTAGTACGATACGTCGGTTGGCTGTACAACTGTTCCGGTAAACGGTGATGTGTAAATTGGCATAGTTTATGGTTCCTGGACCGTAGTATTTCTATCGATACGACGCGAGTTGTCTTCTTTCTTCAACGCCGCCAGTGCCTCGGTGTAGTATCCCTTCCACACAGGCAGTTTGTCTAGGGCCTTTAGATAGCCCTGCGCCTGCAATAGTGTACCAAACAACATCGCCTGGGGGCACTCGCGGGTAAATAAGTTTTGTTGGTTAGATGAGTCCAGCGGCTGTATTAGGCTGTAGTAAATAATTTCTACATCGTATTCTTGGTCTGGCTTTGGCGCAAAGTTCCAGTTGTTGTAGTCATATTCGCCGTAATACTTTGGTTGGCCGTTAGCAGATTCTGATTGATACTGCGCAATATAATCTTGTGAACGAAGTAATACAGGTGCTCCGTTTACTTTCATAGACACCGTTTTGCGCCAGCGTGCTGGTTTATCCAGCACATCTTGATTAGTTGCCAATGTGGTCTCTACCACGGTCAATTGTAACAGGGACTTTAACTCGGCGGCAATAGCCGACTCAGCCAGTCCAATCAGGCTGGGGATCTGCGCAACAAACCCGGCGTCGTCACGTTCCATGTAACGCTGGACGTCCTCTACCAGGTTGCTGTAGGTCATTACGTATGCGCCGCTCATCTTGTATAGTAACTGTAGTTAGGTTGGAAGTAGATTGGTGACTTGTCGCGCTCTTCTTGCGCCGCGTCGTACTCTAGTTGCTTGGCAATTGTCTCCAGGTACTGAACACGGTTTAAATCAATCTGTGGTAACTGCATCGCCAGTTTGTGTGATAGGGATGACTGGATTGAACCAATCCATCGATTTGGTACATACAATTCATTTGTTAACGTGCCAACGTCTTGCATTTCTTTTTCAATTATTAGCTGGAACATTTGGAAGTCGTTGTTTGGCACGGGCCATAGGTACATTGACGGCACGATGGTGCGATCAAACCAATACTGCAACGAGCGAACCGATGGAAACTGTTTGTTTGGGAGGTTCCAATAGTCGTTACGGTTTAGGCGTGCCAACGGAATAACTTGCTGACTGGTTGAGAATACAATCTGACGGATTGAGAACGTGGTTGCCACGGTCTCACGAAGACGATAAAACGAATGGTTTGGTGTGGTGCTGATATTGTAATATGCCCACTCACGGTCTGATAGCGTGGTCGCTGGGAACTGCTCAACCGTTGTCCAGGTTATCCCATCGTCGCTGACTTCGTACGCAAAGTTGTACGTTGTCGTGCCACCGCCAGAGGCGTAGCCATTAAAGCCAACGTAAAACACAGGTTGTGCTGTCTGGTACTCTAATCCAAACCAGTTGTTACCAATCAAAGACGTAGACACTAAGTCTAAGTTTTGATCAAATACTGCGGGAGAATCTACGTTAGCCGTGGGTAAATATTCGGCAGCCTCTGAGTTAATAATGTAAACCCAGTTTGCTTCGCGAACGTCAATGGTACCGGCCGGTAAAACTAATTGCTGTTGTGCTGTAACAGCGCCGCACAGATAGTTTTCTAACAGCCAAAGATTAACGCCGCGGTTTGATAGGTTTTGTAGAATGTAAAAAAGCGCCTGCTTACCTGCATCGATATACTCAGGCGTGATCTCTTCTGCCGTTTTACCAGCATCGCGGTATGCGTACGAGATCAATTGATCTACATTGATCTTGGTCTGGTTAGTTGTACCAGAGTAAGCCATAGTTTAACGTCCTCTGCCGGATGCGCGTTTAGTTACTTTTTGTGGTAGGTTTGCTTTTGCTTTGCCGGCTTTGATAAACTCCTTACCAACCTTTTTAGGGATACCAAGGGTTGACTTACCAGCCGCGGCGGCATACATTGCTTTTTGTTGTTGCTTAGACTCTATTGGCATGCTTTACCACCTTCTTTTTTACCAGTCATTTTACGGTACTTTGCCTCATAGCTAGATGGATCCTTTTCTGCGATCGCCTTCTCTTGTTCGGCAGCTGCCTTGTTTTGCTCAGGGGTTCCCATTACATTTTCGTACAACTTTTTACCGACGGCTTTAATATTGTCTACAATACCGCCGTCAGCATACTTTTTTACTTCACCGCCTTTTTTAGCGTAGCCCATCTTGTTACGGACGTTGGTTGGGAGTTTAGCTAGGCCGGGGTTCTCTTCTGCGTCGACAGATTTTAACGAGCCACCCTCAGCACACTTTTTTGCTTTACCGCCCTTCTTGTATTCGTATGCGGTATCAGGTTTCATTCCCATGCCCTGCTTATACATGCGGCCGTAGTTGCGCAAACCTTTTGCTGCGCCACTATCGCTAATACTTGAAAGTTCTGTCTCGCCAATAGGATTGGCTTTTAATGTTCTAGCTAGACTTGCATCGCGCATCATTTTTTTAGCTTTTGGGTCTTGCATTGCTTGGTCATAAGACGCCATGCCGCCCATGTTATACTTTTTTACGTTACCGCCCTTTTTGAAAGGGGTCGACTCTGCCATCATAGCGGCGCTTGGAGCTGCGGCCTTTTTGGTTTTGGTGAGCTTGATTTTTTGGATGTCTTTAATATCTGCGGCATCCTTCTTCATCTTGATAGAACCGCCGTCTTTATAGCGACCAACGCAACCGCCTTCTTTCTTCATGCGGCCACCTTTTTTGAGCTTGGACAGGTTAGTCTTCTCGCCCTCGTGTGACTGCTTGTCGTGCATGGCAAACGCCTTCTTGACGACCTTCTTGTCTTTAGCTATGTCTTCGCTCATCTCTGATTTTTCAGAGTGGCGTGACTTATACTTAACAGAACCCCCATCTTTAAAACATTGCATTTTTGTGTTTGTTTTAAAACCTTCCATTTTAACTCTCCTTAATATTGGTTTTTATCCAATCCGCAAACTTGTGTAATTGTTTTGCGTTTGCGTTTTGTTTCATTTTATTTGCTAAATATGACACCCAAATTACATTACCCTCTACATAACCTAAATTTGGGCAAATTCTATCCAGTGAAGGAAAGTTATCTTTTGACGTATTAAAACCTTGGCTTTTTGTCCAAGTTAAGGGAACATCAAAAACCGGGCATTTCTCTGTTACTATTGAAACTAAATATTCTACCGAAACCGTAAAAGGTATATTATTTTGTTTAGCACGACATTTTCTTGCAGCAGCAATTTGACTAACGTGTCCATTTATAGTTGATCGTTGCTTATAGTATGATTTTAATCTTTGCTCTTTATTTACCTTTTTTGGCAAAAGTGCATATCTTTCTTTTGTTGGCATATTTAACTCCAGTAAGTTTAATAGTGGGAAGCTAGTTTATGTACTGGCATAAACGGGAGCTGCAGGCTCCTTTCACTTCCTATATCTACTAATGCAAAATAAGGGGCCTTTACGCCCCGGCCAAGAACAGTGAGCGCTCTATTTGTCTGCGCTTTTTAAGGACCGGCGGGGTGCTCCAGTTAAGGAACGCGTCGCCTGCCTTGTGCACGTTGCCGTCGTTAAAGTGCTTGACGACCTCAGAGCGGGCCATGTTGTCCGGGCCGATGTTATGGCACAGGCTCATTAGGGCATCTATCTGGTGCCGCTTAGGAATGCTGTTTAAAGCCGATTCTAGGGCCGTAGAGCACTTTTCTAGGTCCCGGTGTAGGATACCCACCACCTCGGCCTCAGAAAGCTCCCTATGAAGCAGGTGGGCGTCCTTTTGGCGTATTAAATGACCGATGCCGGTCGTCCACTTGCCGCCGTAGTCCTGGTAGGCGCGGTAGCGCTTTCCCTCAAAGTGTTCAATTAGTTCAACGGTTGAGTCAGCAACCCACTGGAATGGGGTGCTGGCCACGGCCCATTTAGCTAGGGGGTCGTGAAAACACGCGCCCCAGACAAGCGCAATCGCGCAGGCGTACACCGCCAGGTGATG